TTCAATAGCCTTCCTTACCTCAGGTGCCCCTGTGGTAGGTATAATCACGGTAGCACTCATAATTATCCTCTAGTTAATTCTAATATTCTTTTCATTTCATTTTCAAGTACATCTTTGCGGTTTGGCCAGTAGATGTATTCTTGGTCGGATGTACTATGTAGTTTCTGTAGGAAAGGTATGATTATCTTTTCCAGTTTCATTAATCTATCTTTGTATTGTTCGGCTGTCAAAGAAGATGCATCAGAGATCCTTGCATTGTATTCTTCTTCAGAAACAGCGGAGAATCCGAAATCATTTTCGGTTATTTTATACTCATCAAGTATTTTTTGGAAGTCTGATAGTGCCATATTAATATATCTTTAAAAAAGGTCCATTTTTATCACCAAATTCTTTTTTGGCACCATAATACAAGGTTTTTAACCATTCATTCATCATACCTTTTTTCTCAATTAAAACCCATGTATATGCCCATCTTAAGCCAATTAATTTTGATGAGAATCTACCAGCCGCACTTCTTGTTCTGTCCTCCCAAGCAATTGCATTTTTTATAACAGCTTCTGCGCCATGAAATTCTTTGTTTCCATCTTTAACTGCTAATGTACCCAAATCAATTGGTGAGCCTGCAACTTTATAATCTTTTAAATTTTCAATATATTTAATCCAATAATCAATATTTGATTGTGTCCATTTTCCTGGCGTATCAATATTGGGATCTTTACCAGCAGAAGCGGGTCTAGGTAGACCAACCTTTTTTAAAAAATCATCTAAAGCTGTTGAAGATACTTTACCCAATTTAGCACCACCAGAACGACCTTTAGGTGTTAAATCTGTTTGTACTAAATTTCGTGCAACAGAATATTGAAAGTTTCTTGCTTGGCCGTGAATTTCTTCATCACCAACATAGAAGTCAAATGCAAATTCACCCGTATCAAACTCATAAGGGTTTTTATGCCCCATATCTAGTATACATTTAACTGAGCCTGGTTTGACTTTAAATTCTGGTCCGTGGCCTTTGCCACCCATGTTAGCGAGTTCAGCTTTAGCGGTGGTAGTTTTAGATGCAATGGCTTTTAACGATACCGGTACCATCGTTTTGTCGCTGACCAGTTCTTTCATGTAACTGTTTAATGCAAACAAATTTACATCTTTGTCAGGTCCTTCAGTTATTTTTATTAGATTTTTTTTAACTTCGTTTTCTTTATTTTTTTTAATCATATAGATATCTGCTGGATTCCATCGGTCTTTTACAGAAACTCCACATTTCTTTTTTGCAATATCTTCTATGTAAGGCATAAAACCGTCATCACGTGAGTAATTGTAATTTTTTTGAGAACCTAAGTATTTCTTTAAAGCGACTGCTTGTTTCTCATATGAACTCATCCATTCGGAGTTTACATTTGGGTAAACTTTTTTTACTAGAGGTAAGAGTTTAGCAAAATCTGTAATATTTTTTTCAATATAAGACTCAAAGAAAACTCTAGAACCATTTTCTTGTTTAGCTGTTTCTATTGCATCACCGGCCATTTATTACCCCAAATGAAAGTATTTATCTGATAATTTGAATGTCTTTTCCTGAAGTCCATACTTCTAGTTCAGTTCTCAAACGACCTTCGGCCTTAAGAGTATCAAATCTATTAGATGCCTTGTTTTTCCACCATTGTACAACATTCTCCAACTCAAACTTATCATAGTTGTCGTCTTTTACCAACACATCGGTTTTACAATTCACATAGTCAACAAAATTCTTAAAACCATAGTTTGAAGTATAATACCGTTTCTGTTCGGTCAAATTCTTGGCATTATCAATGATTGTGGTAAATCTGGTAAAATCATCGGTACCTTTCAAGGCAGCCTTAGTCAAAGAAACAATCTTCATTGTAATCTTCAATTTTTTACTTGAGGCATCTTTCTCAACCAATTCACCAACTTTATCTTGCACATAGTCTCTTAAGTTGTCATAAGGTTTACCGTGCATCATTGGTAAGAAGTCTGAATCGGTTAGACCTTTGTATCTAATATATGGTTTCATACCATCATACTGTGATACGGTCTTAGATGAACCATACAAACTGGTAGTCTCAAATAGACAAAGGTTCATATTGTATTTTTTGTTTACAATCTCACGGACTGCATGAGAACAACAAATAGCAGCCAGAAGTTTACCACCAAGGTAATTAAAACCAAATGGTTGTGTAGGTACAATCACAAAACCCATCATTGCGGAGTTATTGAATCGTTTACCCCATTCAGGTTGTTGCGTAAACACTTGTCCAAGCAAATCATTTCTAGGTTTACAGTTGATTACTGGTGAACCAAGTCTAATGAATCCTAGATACTTTCCTGTGTTCTTTTCTTTGACTGCCAATTTAACATTACGACCAACAGGTGCAATATTGACATGAGAACTGGTAATATTCAATAGTTGTTCCCATTCTTCACCAGGTGCTTCACACACTTCAATATTCATATCATTGGGATGCATAGTAAAGTCACTAAACAAATCATCTTCAATAGGAAATAAAGGGTTAGATGACATACCAGCCAAAGAATTTAATTTCTGGTCACGCATATACTGGTCAATACGGTCAAAGTTACCAAAGTAATCTTCAAACGCATTAAGACAATGTAATGCTTGGTCTTTAGTTAAATTCATAATGTATATTTCTTTAAAACTTCTTTAGCCATACTCAAATCTTTAACTTCTGGTTCATCAGCAATATCAATCACTTTTATACTGAAGCCTTGAGGACTATTCGCATCATGGTGTAAAAGTAAACTGGCTTTCTTTGGATTCCACCAATTAATACCAAAATTCAATTTAATTATATGTAACTTTTCCTTGTTCATATTTTAAAACCTTCAAAATTCTTTTTAGGTGAAGATGGCATTGCTTTATGTCCAGCATCTGCTAGTCCATCTTGTCCTGATTGTTCAACATCATAAAGTCTCATTTTTGCACGGTCAATACCGATAACAAATCTTTTGTGCATGGTCGGATCAGAATATCTATTCTTCAATTGTTTCACCATCAATTGACCAAGTTCTTCTAGTTCTTCACTTGTAATCAAAGCAAACATTATGTCGGCTGTAGCGGGCAAACCAAAAGACTCACTCGTGTCTTCAAGTCCTGGGTCTGAAGAAGTAAAACCTGACCTTGTGGTTTGTGTAGCAGAAACAATTGGTACTCCGAACTCAACGGCAAGACCTCGCAGCTCTTCTGCAATTGATTTGACATAGGTGTAGGAGTTGATGTTGGATCCTGGTTTGATTCTAGAGCTACAACAAATGTTAAGATAATCAATAAAAATAATATCAGGTACGAAAGACCTCTTAAGGTTAAGTTCATTTAATAAGGTCCTAAAGTGAGTTGCAGAAGCTGAGGCAGTTGGATATTCTTTGATAATTAATTTGCCAGTTGTCTTCTCTTTCATCTTAGCAATTTTCTTATCATACATTTCTTTTGGTAGAGCATTCAAATCATCTACGGTGACATTCAATAGGTTTGCATCTATTCTTTCCGCAATACGTTCTTCGGCCATTTCCATAGTAATATAAAGAACATTTCTACCCAACGACATAGCTCCAGCGGCACAATGACACATAAAAAGGGACTTGCCAACGCCAGTACCAGCAAGAGCAATATTAAGAGTTTTGGCAGGAAGACCACCTTTTGTAATCTTGTTAAAGAATTCCAAGTCAAAAGGAATTCGTTCTTCTTTTCTATGGTAGAATTCATATCGTTCATCACTATTCTCCAAGTAATCATGGCCAACTGAACTATCAAATGTTACCGCCAAAGCGTCCGATAATATCTTGGGAATCGCACCTTTATCGTTGGTTTTATCCTTACCGTCCAAAATGCTAATAGAGCCCAATACTGCGTTGTAGATTGCCCTCTCTTGACAAAAGGCCTCGGACTTTTCAATAAGCCATTGAATCTTGGATTCTTCTCCCTTAGCCAATGCAATCTCTTGTAGATAAGATTCCGACTTTTCCACTTCGTCATCTGAAAGATTTCGCCTTTCTTTGACGGCCAATCCAATTGCTTCAATCGTTGGTGTAGAGTTATATGTCTGTACAAAGGATATAATCTCTTTGAATAATAACTTCTCTGTCCTGTCTGTGAAGTATTCATCTTTAATGAAGGGTAGAACCTTGCGTAAGTATTCTTCATTGTAAATTAGATTCTTTAGTATCGTCTGTTCCAGTTTCATCAATTATTTCCTCGTCACTATCAGCCATAAGTTCTAAAAGGAGTTCAAACAAATATTGTGTAAACTCCTCATTTTTTTGAAGTTTATTAGGCTTCATCACTGGAGATTGTATCACATCAAAAGCAAAATGTAAATGGGGTCCGTCATTATGTTCCATAAGTTTTACCTTACCATACTTAAAGACGGTATCCTTATATTTACCTGTAATTAATTT